CGCGGGAGGAATAATCTGGTTGTTGGCCGATACTACTCGACGTCGCCTCGGTCGGTCAAAGACAATTTGTCCCGGAGCACGTCGGTCGGCGTCTGGGCGTCCTCGGTCTCCTCCACCTGCTCGCTCCGCCACGCCTCGAGGCTCCGGAGGGCCACGTCGGTCTGGGGGTAGGCCGGCCGGGTGACCGGACCGACCTCGAAAACGTCGATGGCGCGGAGCTCGCGGATCGGCTCGCCGTCCTCGTCCTGGACCCAGGCCTCCCCGTTGGAGTGGACCCGGAACTCGAAACTTGAGCCGGCCACGTTGCCCGCCTTGATGTTCTCGACCAGGTCGCGGACGTAGGTGGTGTCGGGCGGTTGGATCGAGTAGCGGAGCCCCCGCTTGGTGACGGTGAGCTCGAGGTTGCCGGCCGAGCGGCGGCCCAGGATCTTGGCGTCGTCGTGATTGACGGCCGAGATGATGTCTTCCTCGCCGCTCACGTTGCGGAAGGCCCCCGGCAGGATCCGCTCGCGGAACTGGCCGGCGATCGGCTGGGACAGGTTGTTGAAGACGGCGGCGTAGCCGACGATCCGGTTCTCCGCCTCGTCAAATCGGAGCTCGGTGTCGGCGGCGGAGATGGTCCTGGTTTCGTTCATGGTATCGGTTCCTTAGATCAGGTCGTGGGCGGTTTGCTGGGGCCGGTCCTGTTGCCATTGCTCGACCAGGTGGCCGACGTTGGCCTCCAGTTGAGACCTGGTCGATTCGCCGGCCACGCGCAGGAGATCCTCACGGCTGCGGTGGACGTGGTCGGTGAGCACGTCGGAGACGTCGATCCCGGCGGCTTCCAGGGCGCGGACTGGGGCCCGCAGGTAGGCCTCCAGGGCGGCGGTCTGTTCGTAGAAGGTGTCGATCCACTCGAGGAACCTGGCGGCGTCCCTGGCGGCCCGGCGGGCCTGGTTGGCCTCGCGTCCGAGCAACCGGCGGAGGCTGTCGGCCAGGACGTCGCGCAGGGCGGACCGCATGGCCTCGTCAGGTTCCGGTTCCGGTTCCGGACTTGGTGTAGCCGGCAACACTAACTCCGGGGCCGGTTCTTCCTCCACGGCCGGCTCCTCGTTGCTGGGGGCCAGGTTCATCGGGACAAAATACTGGTCCCCGCCCTCGATGGGGTTCTTGTCCTCGAGGGCCCGGATATCGTTCTGGCTGAGACAGCCGATATTGAAGAGCGTGTTGTAGTAGCTGGCCCGGCTGCCGGCGTCGCCCCGCTGGAGCCCGCCGAGGTTGTGGCGGAGGAATACGCTCGCTCGCTCATTCTCCAGGAGGAGCTTGCGGTGGACCTCCTGCTCGACGCGGATGATCCACGGGAGGATACAGAACTTCGAGAACTCGATCCCCTGCCACTCGATGTTGCTGAACGTCGCCTTGTCGAGGTCGGCCAGCATATGCAACGGGACCGAGTAGATCCGGGCCACCTCGGTGATCGAGAACTTCCGGCTTTCCATGTACTGGGCGTCGCTGTTGGGAAGGCCGATCGTGGTCCAGCCCATTCCGTCCTCGAGAATCGCCACCCGGTGGCTGTTGCCGGATCCGGCGTGGACCCGTTCCCAGCTTGTCCGCAGTCGGTCGGCTGTCTCCTTCTTGAGCCGGCCGGGGTGAGTGAGCACGCCGCCGGGCGTGGCGTCGTTGCCGAAGAACTTGGCCCCGTGCTGCTCGGCCGCCAGGCCCAGGCCGATGGCCTCGCGGGCCAGCCGGATCTGGGAGTATCCGGCCAGGCCGTCCCCGACCGCCTTGATGTGGAGCACCTGGTCGGGTGACAGTGAGACGAGCCCCATATCGTCGGTTCGTACCTCGTAGACCAGCCGCCCGTTGACCATCTTGGGCGCGACTCGATCCGACCGCATCAGGTGTAGGCTCACCGGCCGACCCGTGGCCGGAGCCCGGACGATCTCGCAATACGCGTTGCCCCAGGTCAGGGCGTAGCCCATAAGCGTCTCGAAGAGGGTGAACTGCGTCTGGATCTCGTTCGGCTGGTCGAGGAGTCGGGCCAGCGGGTGCTCGGCCTCCTTCACCGCGTTGTCCCCGTCACGCCGGTAGACGTGACGCGGGAGCCCGGCGATGGTCTCGGAGATGATCCGGACGGCCGCGTAGACTCCCGAGAACGTCAGGGCCTTGGCCCGGTCGACGTTCATTCCGCTGGCGGTCTTGGGGGCGGCCATATCGACCAGGGCCGATGGGTCGCGGAGGGTGGCCCGGCTGCTGGTCCCGAACCAGCCGCGGACGGTTTCAATAACGCTCACAGTCCCGCTCCTCTATTAGATCGTCAAAAATTCCGCCCGCTCGTCGTAGACGCCGTCGGCCTTCCGGATGGCCCTGGCCAGGCCCATCAAGGTGGCGCAGATCCCGTCGATCTTGTCTGCCGACTTTGCCTTGTCGGGGCGGATGTTGCCGCTCGGATCCGTCCGGGCGGCGGTGTTGCCGGCCATCCATTCGAGGACCGGGTTATTGCCGTGGTCCAACTTCCGGTAGTCGACCAGTTGGATGAGCTTCTTGGTCGGCTCGTTGTAGTTGCCGAACGTCTGGGGAAACTTGACCATCGCATCATGCGGGAGGCCGGCGTCCACCAGCGACTGGATGAAGTGGGAGGCGTTCCACGGGTCGAAGGCGATCTCCTCGATCTGGAACTGGTCGGCCAGTTGGACGATCCGCTCCCGGATGTAACTGCCGTCGACTTCATTGCCGGGCGTCTTCTCGATATGGCCCTGGGCGGCGAAGTTGAGCGTCTGCCGGCGGTCCTGGCGGTCCCGGTCGGTCCGGATCTCCTCCGGAACAAAGAAGTAGGGCAGGACGCAGAATCGGCCCTCGTCGCGAGGGAAGACCAGGGCCAACGCGGTCACGTCCCGTGTGCTCGCCAGGTCGAGCCCGGCATAGCAGACCTCCCCCTCGAGATCCTCGGCCGTCTCGACAACCGGGCAGTCCCGCCAGGCGTCCATCGGGATCACCCGGACCGACTGCTCGGTCCACTGGTTGAGATGGAGCCGGCGGAAGGTGTTTTCGTAGGCGGCGGATTCTGCGGCCTTTAGAGCCTGGTCGGCCAGGTAGTCCTCCGACAGGCTCACGCCGAGGTTGGGATTGGCTTTCTTCCAGGTGGCCGGGTCGGTCCAATCGTCCGCGGTGTCGGCGGCGTAGATCACCGGCAGGAACGTCGGATCTTCGAGGCGGCCCTCCAGGATGCCGGTGGCGTACTGGTGTAGTTCGTAGCAGATCGAGCTCCGATCGTGGCCGGCGGTTGTGATGGCGATGGTCAGCGGCTGCCGGCGGGCCCCGGTCGAGGTCTGGAGGACGTCCCAGAGATCCCGAGTCTTCTGGACGTGGAGCTCGTCGAAGAGGATCCCGGAGGCGTTGTAGCCGTGCGAGCCACCGACGTCGGCGGCGATGGCCCGGTAATAGCTGTGCGTCTCATCGAAGGCCACCCGCTTGACGGACTTCCGGATCGTGGCCCTCTCGGCCAGCATTGGACAGCGGCGGATCATCTCGCAAGCCGGATCAAATACCAGGCTGGCCTGGTCCCGGTCGCCGGCGGCGGAGTAGACCTCGGCCCCTTGCTCGCCGTCGAGGAATAGCAGGTAGAGGGCGATCCCGGCGCAAAGCGTGCTCTTGCCGTTCTTCCTGGGGATCTCGATATACGCTGTCCGGTAACGCCTGGTCCCGTCTTTCCGCTTCCAGCCGAAGAGCGGCCGGATGATGTCGTCGGCCTGCCACGGCTCGAGCTTGAACGGCTGACCGGCCAGCGGCCCCTTGATGTGGACGAGCTCCTCGAAGAACTCGCAGGCCCGGTCGGCCGCGTCCGGATCGAAGGTGTACGGTTCCGCCTTGATCAAGGCCTTTTCTCCATGACTAAAAGGCCAACTTTCGACTCCCCACAGATCCGCCACCCGGCAGCCTTGAAGCAACATCCAGGATTGGTGGACTTCACCCGTGTCGGGTCGACATATGTGAACATCCGGTCAACTGTCCATCGCCGGACAGCTTCATCCTCCGCCGCCCGAATAAGGTGGCTTGATCGTGTGTCCCCCTCGTTTCTAAAGACGGTGCATTCTAATCCGGTTTCGCCATCGGCGCGGAACAGGGACAGCCGCCACGCGAAAAGAGCATCACATTGCCGAGTGATCAGCACCATCTTCTCGCCAGGTCCAACAATCAAGCGTCTGGCTCGATTGGTGGGGTCATCACGGCGACCATCGGCATAGACGGTGTGCGAGTAGTGACGCGAGTGGAGACGATACGCGACCGGGTCACCGTCTTTGACGGTCACCCAAGGGCCGGTTTCAAAAAGGAACAACTGACGCGCCTTGATCATGCCGGATCCCCGAAGAATCTGGTGGCCACGTCCTGGACCGGCCTGGCCGGTTTCACGGTGATCGACGCCCTGGCCGATGGCGTGAGACCGAAGTGGGCCTCCAGCCGGAGCAGGCTGTCGGACAACTTGTTGTAGATCCCCACCTGCGGCCATTGCTGGAGACACTTGATATTCCCGTTGTTGTCCTTCAACGGGTAGGTTTCGCCGTGCTCGTTGATGAACTCCGCGCAGTTCCGCCACCGGGACCAGGTCTGGCAGTATCGGACCAGGGCGTTCTTGTCGATCTTGGACAGGACGCCCATTTGTTCCAGTTGCGGGATCAGTTGCTTCCATGCCTGCTTGGCGTGGTCGTCGATAAACGTAGGACAACGGGGCCGCCCGCTCGGCGGGATCGGCTCGCCCTTGCGTTGCTCGACCTGCCGGCTGCCGTGCAGCTTGAGGATCGCCGTCGGTTTACGTTTTGCTCCACGTTTACCCATCCGATGCCCCCTCGAGTTTCGGATCGTCGCCGGTCATCTTGTGCCAGCGTTCCAGCATCACCGCCACATACTCGGCGGCGATGTCCATGATCGCACACGCCCGCCCTTCCTCCTCGGCGGCGATCAATGTCGAACCACTGCCGCCGAACGGGTCGAAGACGAGATCGTCGGGGTCTGAAAATGCCTTGATAAAGAAGGCGGGCAGTTTGGTCGGAAACGGTGCAGGATGATTCTCCGTTTGTGTTACTTCTGGTCTGATCTTCAATAGGTTGCCCGGCAACGCATCGCCAGCGGTTTTTGTTTTTCGACCTTTGTTTGAATGGAAGCCGGTCTTGCTCTTTGGGTTGTCTGGTGAATACGACAAGACATCCGTTGAAGGAACAACGACGTTGTTGTGCCGCATCTTTACGGCACTCGACGTGGAAAAGTGGAAGACCGGCTCCCACTGATTCTTGAATCTGTTGGGCCATTTCCCAGGAACGCCTCCTCGTGCCCAGACGAACTCATCAACGAACCGCCATCCCCATTGACGAACGTGGGCGAGCGTCAGGTCTTTGACATAGAGGACCCGCTGCCCGTCGTGACAGTGTTCCTTGATGTTGACGAACCACGAACCGTCGTCGGCCAGGTTCTGGGCGACGTTTTCCTGGACTGGTGCAAACCACTCGACAAAATTGTCAGGGTGAATCGGCTCGAACCCGCTGCCCTCGACGTACTTTCGCTGTGAGGCATACGGTGGCGAGGTGATCGCGACGTTGATCTGGTCGCCGTCGAGGAGTCTCGCCACGTCGTCGGCGTTGCGACAATCGCCGCAGGCCACACGGTGGCGGCCCAGTTGCCAGACCTGCCCCGGTTCGGTTTTCCACTTTTCGCGCAACTGGTCGACCTGCTCGATGGGTGGAACTTCCGGCTCGGCCACCTCAGCCGGGGCGGCCTCGATGCCAGCACCGGCGGCGGTCTGGTCGACCACCTGCTGCAGATCCTTGGAACTCACCGTCAGGTGGCTGATCAGGTCACCCAGCTTGGCGGCGTCGGTCGTGGCCATCGCCGCCAGCGGATCGAGCGTGGCCAGTAGCTTGTCGGCCTCGGCCTCGGTGACATCGAGAACCAGGACGGGGATCTTCTCGTCCGGGACCGTCTCGGTCCGGAGGTGGCCGTCGATCAACTCGAGACCGTCGGCCGTCTCCCTGGCCAGGACCGCGTCGGCAAAGCCGATCTCCCCCAAGGCCGCCTTCATGGCCCGCTGTTGTGCCGGCGGGTGCTGTCTCCAGTTGCGCGGGTTCGGAATCAACTCCGACGCGGTGACCCGTCGCAGGCTTTTTATCCGGTCTTTGATTTGGGGGGCCATGCTGGGGGGGGTATCCGATAATC